GATATTGTATCTGATATTACAAACGGCAAATACAATTTGTTAAAATGGGATAAACAAGAAAGAAAATATTATCCCATAGCTATTAATTTATACGAGAAAGGAGAAATAGATGGCGATTAAACAACAAATAAAATTTAAGAATGAAATAAACTTTGAGGCAGATCAACAGGATGCAATGAAGAGAACTGATAATATTCAGTCACTTGCAGACCAAGTAGAAAGATTAGAAGGAGTGGCTTCTGAAATAGAGGACACAGAATCTAGATTAAAATTATTAAAAAAGAAAAGAGATCATATATCGGGTGATATTATACCGACTATGATGTCTGAGATGGGCCTTGCAGAATTAAAACTGCATGATGGATCACATCTAAAAGTTTCAACGACGTATCGAGCGACCATAACGGAAGCAAATAAAGAGACGGCGTTTAACTGGCTTCGTAATAATGGACTAGGGGATATAATCAAAAATGAGATATCCGTATCTTTTGGTCGTAACGAAGATAACAAGGCGGCTGATTATGCCGAACTTGCGAAGGGTCAAGGGTTTCAACCAACACAAAAGATGAAGGTTGAACCCATGACTCTGAAAGCGCTAGTCCGTGAGCGTATTGAGGCAGGAAAAGAAATGCCAACGGAAATTTTTGGAGTGTTCTCTGAAAATAAAACTACAATAAAAAGGAACAAATAAACATGAACCAAGTAGCAACAAAAAAAGAAGGAGCATTAGCAACATTTGATATGGAGGCTGATGCAAACAAAGGTGCTCAAAATATATCGCAAGAAGATCTTGCGTTACCTTTCTTAAAAATTTTGGGTCAACTATCTCCAGAGGTAAACAAAAGAGATGGTAAATATGTCGAGGGCGCAGAGCCAGGCAAAATCATAAATACTGTAACCAATCAGTTGTATGACTCAATACAAGTCGTGCCAGTCTTTTACAAAAGACAATACATTGAATGGCAAGACAGAGGCACCAGCACTGGTGCACCTGTTGCAATTCACGAGGCAGACAGTGATATAATTAGTCAAACCACAAGAGGTAAAGACTATAAAGATAGATTAGCAAATGGTAACTATCTTGAAAATACTGCAAGCCACTTTGTATTAACGGTTGGAGATAATCCATCAACAGCTTTGATTTCTATGAAATCTACTCAACTTAAGGTTAGTAGAAAATGGAATTCAATGATGATGGGTATCAAAATGCAGGGGAAAAATGGTTTGTTTACTCCGCCAACTTACAGCCACATTTATAACCTATCAACTGTCCAGATGTCTAATGACAAAGGAACATGGTTTGGTTGGGACGTATCAAAAGTAGGACCAGTCACGGATAAAACAATCTATGATTCGGCAAAATCTTTTGCAGAATCTGTAGGTAAGGGTGAGATCCAAGCTAAACATGGTGGTGAAGAAACTGTAAAAAACGGTTCCGGTAATTACTAATAAAATCCTAGGTGGTGGGCATCAATGCGAGAGTGGAGATGCCCACTTATAAAATATGATTGAGAAGTTTAAAAACATATTTGAAGGATTAGATCGGGCGCATGGTGTCACTATTGTTGGTGAATCAAATGGTAATGGCACAAAAGTAAAAGGTAAATCATTCGTAAAAAGAGAACCTGTAACAGATGAACTGTGGCAGAAACATTTAAATGGAGAAGATAGTTTAGGTGTCATACCAATTAATGATGACAACAAATGCAAGTGGGGTTGCATTGATATAGATTCATACGCAGGATTTGATCATCAAAAACTTATAAACAAAATTAAACAATTTAAATTACCACTGATAGTATGTAGGTCAAAATCAGGTGGTGCACATGTATTTTTATTTACAAAAAATTATGTGTCTGCAAGTTTAATGCAAGATAAATTAAATGAGATTAGGTCTGTATTAGGTTATGGTGGGTCAGAGGTTTTTCCAAAACAAAGAGAATTAAAATCGAAAGATGATACAGGAAATTTTCTTAACTTACCATATTTTAATTGTGCTAATACAACGAGATATGCCTTTCTCGAGAGTGGCGAGGCTGCTACACTAGAAAGTTTTTTTGATTTAGTAGAAAGACATAAACAAGACAACATAAGCATAATAGAAGTTAAAAGACCAGAGACACCATACTCTGATGGCCCACCATGTGTCGAACTCATGGTGCAAAACAAAGTTACAGAAGGTGGCAGAAACAATGCATTATTTCACTATGGTGTATATGCCAAGTCTAAGTGGCCAGAAAACTGGAAAACAAAATTAATATTATTTAATGAGTCTGCGATGGCACAACCATTATCAGATATAGAAGTAAACATTATAACAAAACAACACGAAAAAAAAGATTGGGGTTATAAATGTAATGATCAACCCATGTGTAGTTTATGTGATAAAAAATTATGTAAATCTAGAAAGTTTGGTATAGGTCAAGAGATAACATTTCCTAATCTTACAGATTTACAAGTTGTAGCGCTAGAGGAGCCATATTACTACATGAACGTAGATGGAGATAGATTATACCTTGATTCTGCAAAACATTTAACAAACCAAAGTTTATTTCAAGAAGAATGTGTAAAACAATTACGATTTAATCCACCAACATTAAAAACAAATGATTGGAAAAAACTTACAAATATATTGTTAGAAAATGCAGAGGTAACAGAACCTGCAGAGGGCACAGGCACAAAAGATATATTACGAAATTATTTAGAAGATTACTGTGTAAATAGAATACAAAAAGATGATTACGATGATTTAAAAAATGGTGGTACGTATACCAAAGAAGGCTATCATCACTTTGTATTTGATAATTTTTTTCACAACTACTTATCTAGAAAACATTGGAAAGTGCCGTATCAAAGAACATCACAGATGTTAAAAGATAATTTAAACTGCACAACTAAACGTGTGGGTAAACACAAACTGTCTGTATTTGTAGTAGCAAGATTTGATAAACGAGTAGAAACATATAAACCAAAACAGTTTAAGAAAGAGAATTATTAATGAGAACAATAATATATGGACCACCAGGAACAGGTAAAACAACTAGATTATTAAAAGAAATAGATAAATTTTTAGAAACAACAGAGCCAAGTAAAATAGGATATTTTACATTTAGTAAAAACGCAGCAACACATGGCAAAGAACAAGCGGCACTTAAATTTAAATTATCTATGTTAGATGATTTACAATATTTTCAAACACTACACTCGTTTTGTTTTAAACAACTTAATTTAAATAAAACGTTAGTTATGCAACCAAAACACTATAGAGAATTAGGTGAGAAGATGGGCATAGAAATAGAGGGTACACAACAAGATGAGGATCACGAAAGTGTGTTTCATTCAAAAAATCCTTACATACAATTAATAAATTTAGCTCGATCAAAAGAAATAGACCCAATGAAATACTATCATCTTACAGATAATCCAAAAATATCTCACAATAAATTAGGAATCATAGCTGAAGAATTAGAGAGATACAAAAAACAAAATGGATTAATAGATTTTCCTGACATGATAGATAGATTTATAAATGGCTATGTTGATGAAACTGGAATAAAAAAAGAATACGAGGCACCAAAATTACGTGTAATTTTTGTCGATGAAGCACAAGATTTAAGTTTAATACAATGGAAGTTAGTTCGTAAAATTGAAGATGCTGCTGTGGATTCTTTTATCGCAGGTGATGATGACCAGGGTATTTACAAATGGAATGGTGCACATGTAAATACATTTATAAATTTAGAAGGCACAAAAGAAATATTAGAACAATCACACAGGGTGCCACAAAAACCTTTTGAACTTGCAAATAAAATTATTAATAAAGTTAAAAACAGAGTGAATAAAAAATATTATCCAAAAAACAAATGGGGATCTTTACAACACTGTGAAAGTTTACATGAAATAAATTTTACAAAAGGTAAATGGTTGGTATTAGCCACAGCAAACTACATGTTAAAAGACATAGGTGATGTGTTAGATGAGAAAGGATTGTACTGGCAAAGAAGAAATGCAACACCAAGAGTTAAAAATTTGTACGAAGTTATACAAAAATGGAATGAATTAAAAACAGGTGTGCCCATGCACTTTAACGATTGTAAAAAAATTTTTAATAAAATGGATAAAAACTGGGACAATAAATTATTTAAAGGTATGGTCAAAGATCAATTCTATGACATAGATACATTAAAAGATAAATATGGTTTACAAACAGAGGCAGATTGGCAAGAAGCATTAGATGAGTTAGGCGATGAGGACGTTAGAAAAATATTAAAACTAATTAAATCAGGAGAGGATTTATCTAGAACACCACGAATAAGTATATCTACAATACATGGAGTGAAAGGAAACGAAAGAGAGAATGTAGTAATTAACACAGAACTATCTGGAGCAGCTTATGATGAATATCAAAAAAATCCAGATGATACACACAGATTGTTTTATGTTGCATGCACAAGAACAGAAGACAATTTATTTATAATCGAACCACAAAGGAAAAAAGCGTATGACATCTAAAGTATGGAACAAGCAGCACGGCGGGAGCCATTATCAGAAATATAAAATTCAACCCAGTAAGTTTGTAGTGGAGAATGAGTTGTTATATCCTGAAGGTTGTGCTATAAAATATATAATAAGACATCGTGACAAGGGAAAGAAACAGGATTTATTGAAAGCAATACATTTTATAGAAATGATAATTGAAAGAGATTATGGTGAAACCGATATTTAAACCACAGACAGAATGGTTACCACCAGATTCTTTTCCTGATCTATCAAAGTATGATGAGATAGCGATTGATCTAGAAACAAAAGACCCCGACCTAAAAACTATTGGATCTGGATCTGTTATAGGTCGAAGTAAAATAGTTGGGATAGCTGTGGCTGTGCAAGATTGGAAAGGGTATTATCCAATAGCTCATGAGGGTGGTGGCAACATGGATAAAAACATGGTCCTAAAATGGTTTCAAGATGTTCTAAATACAGATGCAATTAAGATATTTCATAATGCCATGTATGATGTGTGTTTTATTAAAGCTGCAGGCCTTAAAATTAATGGAAAGATCGTAGATACCATGATTGCTGGCTCTCTGGTGGACGAGAATCGCTTTCGTTACGATTTAGGCTCTATGGGTCGGGATTACCTTGGAATAGGCAAAAATGAGGCTGTATTGAAAGAAACAGCAGATCTGTGGGGTGTAGATGCTAAATCTGAGATGTATAAACTACCTGCCATGTATGTGGGTGAGTATGCCGAACAAGATGCAGATCTAACTTTTAAACTCTGGCAGGAGATGAAGAAACAAATATATCACGAGGATGTTGAGGATATATTTAATTTAGAGACTGAACTTTTTCCTTGCCTAGTCGATATGCGTTTTTTAGGAGTTCGAGTAGACACCCAAGCAGCATATGAATTGAAGCAACAATTATTAACAGAAGAAAAAGAATGCCTACAAAAAATAAAAACAGAAACATCAATAGATGTTCAAATATGGGCTGCACGTTCAATAGAGAAAGTTTTTCAAAAACTAAGCCTACCATACGACCTAACTGCCAAAACAAATTCTCCATCATTTACTAAAAATTTTCTGCAGAACCATCCTCATCCAATGGTAAAATTGATAGCTCGTGCTAGAGAAATAAATAAATCTCATACTACTTTTATTGATACCATATTAAAGCATCAACATAAAGGTAGAATACATGCAGAGATAAATCAGATAAGATCCGATAGTGGTGGAACTGTGACGGGTAGATTCAGTTATAACAATCCAAACTTACAGCAGATACCAGCACGGAACAAGGAACTTGGACCACGAATCAGAAGTTTATTTATACCAGAGGAGGATTGTCAGTGGGGTTGTTTTGATTATTCACAGCAAGAGCCACGTCTTGTTACGCACTATGCAGCTCTTGATGGACTCTATGGTGTCGACGAAGTGTTAGATGCATACAAT